GGGGCGGGCTGTGCGCCCTTCCTGCCCGCTGCGTTCAGCGCCTCGGACAGCACGGCTTCGAAATCGCCCGCCTTCGTCAGCGACTTGTTCAGCTTGTCGCCGGCATAGTAACTGTCGCCGCGTGACAGTTGACGATGCGCGCCCTGCACTGTGGACAGCACCGGAAGGCTGGCCCACTCCTTTGCCAGCCCGAGCGCGAAGCCCTTGAGCGACAATTCGCCGGCAACGAAGTTCAGGTAGCCGCGACGCTTCAGTAGATGGTAGCCCATCAGGTCTTGCAGGTCGGGCGTCATGTGCTGGGAACCGCGGAGCCCCATCTCGGCGATCAGGCCCTTGAGCGTGGCCCGCATGAATTGGTAGCGGCCGGCGGCAGATGAGCCATTGCGCTTGGACCAGAGGGCTTGCGCTGCCTGCACTTCGTCCAGCGTCATCTCAGTGAGCGGCTTCGGCAGCTTGTCCTGCTTGTTGGCGAAGATCGTTCCGTAGCCTTTTGGGGCTTCGATCGATCCGATGAAGTCGAGCAAGATCGCCGCGCCTGCTGGCACGTTCGGGTTCATGGATGTCTCCGATGTGAGGGATCGCGGGGCATGCCCGCATAGTGGGTGGCTACTTTACGCCGTAGATGCGGATCGAGCCGGCGTCGAACACTCCAGTGGCAGTTGAGAACCGGATGGCATCCACTGCAGCAGCCGTATTTGTAGGCGGCAAGAACGACGTGATGGCAGATATCGTGGTGCCTTCGGCTATCACCTTGATGGCGGTCTTGCCATTTGCGATGGTTGAACCGATGTTGCCGATCTCGATCCATCCGCTGACTAGATTACCGGCAGAACTCAGCGTGATCAGCACCTGTGCCGTTCCGTAGGCCGCGCCGTTCGTGCTGCTAAGAGCAACAGCTATGGCTGCTGCGGAGGATTGGCTGACCCCGTCAAGTTCGCAGTACAATTTCCGATACCCCCCAGCGATACCGGTGAGGTCTTGAGTAGACCCTGATGTAGTCGTTAGCGTACCCAGAAGGGTCATCCCCCCGACACTGACGCCGAGGGTGGTTCGCATTGCTGCGGCGTCAGCATCATCCAGAAGCGTTCTGGCGAATGAGGTGAATGTTGCCAGCGCCGCTGTGCCAGACCCGGTAAAATATGGCAGCCGGTCAGCTGCGCTGGTGAGTCCGGCTATGGCAGCGAGTTCTGCATCATAGGCCTGGTAGTCCACACCCGCCTCAAGGTTCACGCCCGCCTTGAACGCTGCCTCGTTGGCATAGGTGAGCAACCCGCGCCCGTATGCCTGCGTGCTGAGTGCCGCGATGGCAGTCAGGTCTGCGTCTAGCGGTTGCTTCTCCCCATCCAGTTCTTGCAACGCGGCCTGGACATCGGTCGCTGCAATGTTGCCTGCCGGAGTAACGCCGATATCCCCGGCGTCCAGCACGACCACACCCGTCGCACCGTTAACGCTGTCGACGCCAGCGCTACTTACAGCCGAGACGATCGGGTTAGCCGGATCGGTATCATCGACCGTGATGTTCGTCCCGGCTACGATCGACGCGATAAGTCCGTCTTGCCCGCGAGGGATGCCGAAGTCCAGCACGGCATCCTGCGCTGTGCCAGAGTTCACTACCGTCGCCGAAGAACCAGCAGGCAGGGTGGTTACCGTACCTATTGAGATATCGGCGTCAAGGTCGCTGATCGGGATTAGATCCTGCCAAGCTCCCGTGGTCCCCACTCGCCACTGGACCATGGTTCCAGTGTTCTGCAACTCGATTTCGAGCGGCGGAATGCGAGGCAACACACGCAGCCGGATCTTCGGTTCTTCGACCCGCTGAAGGCGAATGGTCTGGTAGTGATCGACCATCAGAGGCCCCCGTCCTTGAATACCAGGGAGCCCGTCAGCAGTTGCACCACCTGGCCGCCGTCAATAGTCATGGTAATGCCGACTTTGTAGTTGCGCCCCGTGCAAAGCGAGCCGAGCTGCGCGACCGTGAAGCGCCAGCGGATGACGTTGTCAGCCGGCTTGGTGATCGTTGCATCATCGGTCGAAGCGCTCAGTAGCGTCGTATCGCAGTCCTTTACCTCAAGGTGAAAGTCGGCGTCCGTCGCATCTGTGAGCGCAAGACCGGTGTCATCATCGATGATCTTGATCGCTTCGACCCAATCGGCGTCATCGGTCGCGTAAAACGTGCCTGCGTATGCCATCGGGGCCTCAGAGCTTGATTAGGATCAGAACGAACTGAGACGGCTGCATATTGGTATGCGCCGTGCCGGAGCCTGTCGTCGCCATGGCGCCGGTCAGCGCGATTTCTCCAGACCCGCCGATCTGCTCGCCGGCTGTATTGGTGGGGGTGCCTGTGTACGCAGCATAGTTCGTGTCGATATTCGACACCAAGGCGAGGCCGCCCTCCGTTCGGGTTTCCTGTTCGTTCGATGGGCTATAGCGCACCGGGTGGCCGTGGTTTGGCATCTTGAGGGTGCCATTCCCGTGCAAGTGAGCCGGGAGCTGTGCCTCACTCAGCGCTACGTCATCTACGCCCGCTGTTGCGCCAAGGTCAGAGGATGTTTCGCCTCCGTCCATGAGGCTGTCTGCAATCAACCCGGCGTCGGTGTTGCCCATCGTGGCGAGCCCAACGAATGTCCGCTCGCGGAAGTCCGGGAGAGCAATCGTCTTGTTCGCAGCCCAGTCGCCTGCTGCTGAGCCGCCGCGCCCTCCGCTGACGCTCAGGGTGGCATCGACCGCCCAAAGATGAAGGAATAGGTCCTCGGTATCGTCGTTTGCCCGCTCAGTCGCTCCGGAGGCTGCTGACCCGATCGTTCGGCCAGCGGCGCGCACCCAGCCAGAGGGGGCTGACGTGCCATAGTACGGCTTCAGGTCGCCGGTTCTGGCCAGCAGGTCGATGGAGGTGTCGCCAGCGTCGGGGGGCACAAAGGTAGCCGACTGCGGCACATCGACATTGTCATCGTCGAAAACCAACGTATCGTCCGCTTCGAGCAGTTTTTGGCGGTAACTTCCCGGCGACGGGTTCAGGAAGATTATTGGGAAAGCACCGCGGGCATTGGCCAAGATAGGCTGATCAATCGCAGTGCTAAGCGACGCGTCAGAGTAGACAACCTGCGGGGTTGTCGTCTCGCTGTCGTAGAAATAGAGCTTTGCACCCACCATTGGGTCGCCGTTCTCATCAATGAACGGAATACGGCTGCCGGGCCAAGTTGTTGCCATTTACATGCTCCAAACGGCCGACAGCGCCTTGCGGGCGAAGCAACGGCCGATTACTTCTGTGTGCTGGAGGAGACCAGGAGGGATTTAGCGATGATTGACGGCCCGGTCGGACCGCCCATACTCGATATGCTGCTCTGGGTCGCTGGGTGCTGCGCCCTGATCATCGCCTATGCGATGTTTGACGTTTGGCGGCTAAGGCGTAAAAAGAAGCCCGATGCCTGATTTGGATCTAGAGCCGCACGAATACACCGAGAACGGGAAACGCGAACCGCTTCTGCATCCTCGCTGGAAGGTGGGGCTTGCAGCCATCGTTCTTGTGTTCTTGCTGGCGCTCTTTATCCGTTACGTTTATTCGCCAACGGCGCACGGAGTGTTCGACTGGATAGAGGCGGGTCTATCGACTAGACGGTAGTACTGGCTGTACGCCTCTGGCCACACCGCTACCCAACAAAGCCGTTAGTTCATCGACCGGCGCTGACGCCAACTGGTTTGCGAGATACGCCCGGCCCGGTCCAGACAATACCGCCCTACCCGCAGCCCACGGCACCGCTGCACCTACTGCGGCCCCCACTCCGGCGCCCAACGGCCCAGCCGCCATGCCGCCAACGGTCGCGCCGGTCGCGGCGCCAGCCGGGACAAACAACTTAGCACCGAGCCGTCCAGCCGTTCCGCTGTTGGGAAGCGGGGTCATGGCCGACACCCCGGCGTTCGCCAGCGCAGCAAAGTCATTGCGTCCGCGGGAAAAGCTGCGTCGTCCCTGCTTCTTTGCCGCACTTCGAAGGTTGGCGGGGGTGATGATGCCGTCAGCGGCCTTCTCCCCGGCCCGCCCAACGGCGTCCTCAATCACCAGCATGTTGCGGTACGACCGGCGGACTTCTTGCCACGCCCCGAGATCTGCTGGGTTGGTCCGTCCGATAGTGCGTTCCATCGCCCCATCGAGCGCCGAATTGATATCCCGTAGGGTCATGGTCAGTTCCGGGTCTTTTGAACCGCGAGCGGCCCGCTCCAGCCGACTACGCAGCGACTGATAGGCGCGGCCAGACAGCCTCCCGCCACCGTTCCTCAGCGCGTCGGTAATATCCACAATAGTCTGTTGCACTATTGGCGCTCGTTGCGACGGGTTCACCAGCGATGCATAGTCACGCCACACTTGGCCGAGTTCCCCCGCAAAGCGCGAGTCGCTTTCGAGGGTATTGCGAGAGCTTAGCCCATCGATCTGCTGCCCGATCTGCGTATACGCCTGGTCGATCACGTCTGGAGTAGCGCGCTCCGCATTAATCTGAGCGCGCCGCAGGGCTGCCGACGTAAACTGATCGGCCTGCCGCTCCGCAAAATTCTCTGCCGCCGATCCACCCAACTCAGCTTCTCGGTACTGAAGGCCCTTGCTGCCAGTGGCCTGCCCCGCAGTAAGTTCTACGCCCTCGTTCCTGAGAACATTTGCGGCGTTGGTCTTTGCTTGTGGCGCGCGAAGCGGTGAAATGACGCGCTTGACGCCCTCTACGGCGACAGGGACGGCCGCGCCGATCCCCGCGCCGATGAGCGCCCCTTCAGACGCACCGTGAGCGCGCTTGACCAAGTCTCCATCAGCGGAGCCAAACCCATAGATCCCGCCGCTAACAGCGCCGCCCTTTGCCCCATCGATAACGGTTGGGATAAGCCCGGCGGCTCGGCCTGCGGCGAGATCTGGGCGGCCAGAGAGCAGCGAGCCTGCAATCTCCGCGGCAGTACCCAATGCACCCTGTTGCTCGCGGCCAAGGTCTGCTCGAGCCCTCTCCAGTTGGGAATAGTCATTGAAGGCCTGGCCGAAGTCCTTGCCTCTCAGAGCCTCACCAACCGCGTTGCCGGCACCAGCTGCCTCGTCAGCGAAGCCCAATGTGCCACCGGCCTGCAAGAGCTTCCCGGCATCGTAGGGCGCATACATCTCTGCGACCTTTTCCTTTGGCACGTCCGGCAGATAGTTCCGCTGTACCCGGTCAAGCGCGAAGTCGTAGCCGCCCTGAGCATCCAAGCCCTGAACATTGGTCGACGCCTCGCCAGACGAACCCTTTGGCTCTACCTTGCCTTGAAGTGAGATAGCCTTCGGGTTGGCGGCCGTCCATTCCTGCGCACCCCGGATCGCCGTTGCCTCGTCATCTGCGTCGATCTTGATCTTGCGGCCATCCGGGGCCTGGATTGTGAAGACGGCCATTTACTCGACTCCAAGAACTGTGAAGGAGCCAGCGCCGCCCTGCGAACCACCAGCCGCGGCTTGGGTTCGCTGTTTCGCCGCGGCGATGATGCCTTTGAGTTCGTCCAGAGCATCCCGATAGTCCTCTGCGGATTGCGCCGTGCTGAGCCGCCCGATAGCCTGCGTTGCCTTGGCGCCCTCCACTTCGGTAATCTGTCCGCCACCCTTGAGACTTTCGAAAGCCTGCAGAAACGACTGCCCCTGTAGCTGAAGAGCGCGCTGCCCAAAACGATACTGATCAGTGCCTGGCACTTGCTGCATCCACGAGAGCCAACCTGTGGACACGTCGAGGGCGGGATCGTTCAGGATTCCGTCGATGGTCGCCATCATATTGTCGGCTTTGGCGATCGCGCCGGGTAGCGCGTCGATACGCTCAGCGGCCGCTTTGCCAGCGGCGGTGCCGAAGCCACTTTGGAAGGCGGCCTCTTCGTTGTTCTTTTCCACCTGTCCAACGGGCTGGCGCGTGATCGGATCCAGCAGCACCCAATGCGTACCGGCATCGATCTTGATCGGCTCTTTGGACAGTTTCACCCCTTCAGGCAATGCGGTCTGCACAGCCTTGCCGTTCTTGCCGATCTGGAGAATGACTGGGTTGCCTTCCGCATCGACGCCATACTGTGGGTTCAGCCCGAGATCACCGGCGCCACCATTGGCCGTCGTGTCGCTGTAGTCGCCAATCACCTGGCCCGTGTACGGGTTTACCAGCCGGTCGTTGATCACAACTGGCTTGGCGCTGCGACCTTCCATGTTGGCCTTGGCAAGCTCTATGGCGATGGGCCGGGTATTCGGGTTGCGGAACAATTCCAGCATGACTTCGCGCGGCGGCATGCCAGGCGCTCCACCCTGCCCCTGCTGTGGCTGTGGCGCCGCCTGCGGCTGCGGAGCCATCGGAGCCTGATACCCCCCGCCAGCATTGCCGCCCTTCTCACTGGCCCACTGAGCGAACTGAGCCACGGTCATGTCCGCGAGCTGCGGGTTGGCCTGCACCACTGCCGGGTCGACATATGCCGATACAGGGCTGTTTGGGTCGCCAGCCAGCACCTTCGCGGCCCCGCCGGCGCCGAGGAAGTGGGCAGCGTAGAGCGTACCGGGATTGACCGGAACACCCGACTTGCCAAGCGTTCCGGCGTTCTCCTGTGTGAACACCTTCATGGCCCGTTCCTGCTGGGCAGGGTCGGTGCGGCCGTCTGGGGTCAACCCCAGCTCAGGATGACGCTGCGCCAGATCGGCCCATGTCCCCTCAAGGAACTGGTAACGGCCGGTGGCGCTGGAATTGGGGTTTTTGGCGTTGTCGTTACCGCCGCTTTCCGAGCGCCGCGTGTTGGCAAAGAATGCCGTCAGCAACGGATCCTGCGCGGCTGTCGCGGCATTATGGGAACCGCTCACCAGTGCGTCGGTGGTGACACCCGAGCCGGGAACCAGTGCCTGCGAGGTAGTGGCGTTGCTGAGGCTATCGAGGTACTTGCCGAACGTCTCCGGCGCGTCCTTCTCGAAACGCTCGTTCCGCCCCCAGGTGAGGCCAGCATCGAACTTGTCGATGCCAACGCCCAGCGGGTCGCGAAGCTCAATCGGACGCCACGAGTAAGCCATCAGAAGCCCCCAAAGCCCAGCAGTTTGCCGCCGATGCCAAGCACGTTGCCGAACAGGTTGCCGAGCCCAGCGTTGTTGGTGGACTCGCCCTCGGCGCGCTGGTTGTTCGCGCTGATCAGGTCAGACGTGATACCCGACTTGAAGCTGGTGAGGTCGCCAAGCGATTTGGTCGCCGCCCCTACTCCGGCGCCGTACATATCGTTGTAGCCGCCGAGCCGATCGACATAGTTGCCCCACTCGTCGTTTGCGGCCTTCACGCCGTACTGCAGCAGGTCGATATCGGTATTGCCCGACTGCAGCCGCCCCTGCGACGAGGCCGTGCGCTGCAGGGCTTGTAGCCCCTGGTCAAGGCCGAACTGGTAGCCGGGCCCCGCCTGGAAGTTCGCCAAAGCCTCTGCATTACCTGCCGCCCCGTTGACGCCGGTCGCATTGGCGTAGGCATTGGCGCCGGACTTGCCGAGATTGAGATAGTCCCCGGTAATGTCCTTGGCCTGGTTCAGGTAGCCCGTGCCAGTCGTATCGAGCTGGTTGATGAGCCCGGTATTCCGCTTGGAAGCGTCCAGCAGCGGATCGCCCTGGTTCAGGCCCAGCAGATTGTCTAGCCAAGATGCCATGGTCAGGGCTCCAGTGCGGTGATGCGTGTTTCGTGATCGTTGGAGGCGTCGATGAGCTGGCGCAGGCGCGTGTCCCACTCTTCGAAATACTTGCGCCAGTACTCGTTCATGGTCCCATCAGCGTTGATAAGGCGCTGAGCCGGCGGCGGCAGCTTGCGTGGCTGTTCGATGGTCATGAGGCCTTGCGCTCCTCAACGTCCATCGCGCCGCCGATGAAGGCTAGTTCGATGGGGTCGCTGCACTGCAGCCGCCACTGCACGCCGCGGCGATTGGTGACACCGCACCGGAAGATATCGATCGGCACGTCCTGCCCCTGCGTGCCCAACTCACGGGTTAGCGGCTGCCCGAACGTGCGCCCGCCATCGAAAGACCACGAGATGCGAACCACCGGGTCGCTCTCGATCGGGTCGATACCTGCGTCGACACCTACGCCCGTCACGAAGTCGAAGCTGGCGCGCTTGATGAAGGCTTTGCCGGGGAACCGGTGCGCCTGTACCGAGTGCAGTTCCCACAGTAGGGGCTGATCGTCCTCGCGCTTAACTGTCGCGCTGACCTGAAAGACCTTTTCGCTGTCGCGGTCGAAGACAAACCACTTGTCCCAGGCGTTGACGCCAAACCGGCCGCGCCAGCGTTCCTCACCATAGGACGCGCGCTCGTGCCAGTTGCCCGTGGATACGTCGTAGACCCAGGTCCAGTCGGGCCCGGTGAGTACCCAATAGGCATGGCCAGCGGCCACGAACACCGAAGCCTCGAGCGTCGTCACGTCCGTCACGGCTTCAATAAAGCGCTCCAGCTCTGGAGTCGAAATCTTGGTCGGCGTATAGCCTTCCTGCTGTCGAACGGTGTTGTCGTTGGCGACATAGATCAGGTTGTCAGAGAACCCGGTTTCGAAGCCGGCAACCGCATATGGCCCTTTGAGGCCTACGGGGATTACAGGACCGCGAGAGAAGGCAAAGCCAGTCGCATTGCCGGCATTGCCGTAGAACTCGATGGAGGCCGCCCCCATCAGCAGCAGATCGCTGCCCAGGGCAACCGCGCGATATAGCCCATCTGGATCGGCTTCCGCCGTAGTGAAGTCCACCGATGAGAACGTCGTGGCGTTGATGCCGGACTGGTATGCTTTGCCCGCCGCCGACGTGACGATGAAGTAGCCATCGATCCAGCAGATGGAGTTAACCGCCGGCAGATCCCCGTCGCTGAAGTCCGAAACGGACGCAGCGCCAGTGTTGATCTGCGACATGCCGGCCGAATGGACGATGAGCACATCCGGCGTCGCGGCCATGTTGCGGGCCATGAACACCGGGCCGGAACCTCCGACCGTGCCGGTCAGCTCCGTAACCACGTAGCTCGAGGTGACTGAATAGGCCTTGTCGCCAGAAATGATGTAGAGCACCGATCCGACAAGCAGCGAACCGCGCGCTTCTGTCTCTGTGGTGCTGAATGCGTGGGTGAGCCCTGGGGCCCGGCGCCAGATCACCTTGCTGCGAGAGCCAGGAGGCGCTGCCTCAGCGTAGCAGTTGATCAGCCGGCCACCATTCTCGGTGGGGTTGACGCCAGGCGCCGTGCTGGTGGGAAACGTGATTTCCGGCACTTAGTAATACTCGACGCTCTGGTTCTGGCCGGACAGCACCACAGTTTGCAGGAGCCTCAATCGGCTCTCCGCATACAGGCGCTTGCCGTCATCCGGCTCGATGCCATAGGCGCGTGCCAGCGAGTTTGCCGTGATCTTGGCAAGGTGAATGAATGCGTCCTCGTCGTATTCGTCCGGGTCGCCCCAGGAGTAGATATTGCGGGTCGCGAGGTCACTCATGACCGGCTCAATCTCGGAGGTGATCAGCGCCACGTCCTCGGCAGCGGCGGTTTGCCCGGCGCCTATGACGCCAAGCTCCACCAGCACCCGGTCGATGAGTTCCTGCTTGCTCTTCATTTTGCGACGAACGCCGCTTGCTCTTCGGCCGGCAGCGCATTGAACGCCGCAGCATCAGCCTTGGTGAGGTCGGTGACGATCTGCTCGTCCTCGTCGCCAAAGACGATGGCGAACTTGCCACGGCCCTTGTGCACAGCTCGATAGCCCTTCGGGGCCTCGGCAACCTCAACCGTGAAATGGGAATGGCTGGCCAGTTTGGCCGCGATCTCGTCGCTGGCTTCCACTGCCACGCCGAACGGGAACACGATCCCATGCATGGTGAGCGCCTGCGGGTCAGTGCCTGGGCCCCGAGGGTCGCCGGTAAACGTCACTTTGGGCATCTGGTGCCTCCAGCATGAGAAAGGGCGGAGCCGAAGCCCCGCCCTCTTGGTTCAGTCGATGGCGTAGTGAACGACCATCGTGGACTGGCCAGTGCCGCCGGTTGCGGCGTCGGTGTTGACCACGGCCTGGATGATCGTCTCGGCCGCGAAGGTCTTCGGGCCGGCCGACATCAGGACACCCTGAAGCGGGATCCAGATACCGGCTACGGGGACATGCACCGACACATCGCCGGTCAGGACGCCGAGATTGCCGAACCCATCCGGATCAGCCGCGTCAACGCCATTGGCTGCCCAGCCGAGGTCGATATCCAGCTCTTCCGTGCCGGTGTCGAGATCGTCGGCGTACCAGTAGCCACCGATGACAGTCGCGCCCTTGGGGACGCGGCAGTACTGGATGATCGTGGTCGCGGCGAGGTTGGAGGCGTGGGTGTAAGTGCCCCACGCAACTCCGAGGATGCCGGCTCCGGTCGGCTTGAACACCGGGAAACCAGAGGCGGCGCGAGTAGCAAGAACGGTTGCCATTTCAGGTTTCTCCTTAGCTGGCCGTGGACGAAGCGAAGAAGCCCGTCACGACGCCATGGTCCTTCAGGTCGTCGCGGTCGCCCGCACCCGAACCGAAGACCATCTTGTCGATGCCGTAGATCGAGGAGATTTCGACGCCGTGCTTGTCGCCGTAATCGAATTCCTCGGTCTTCGAACGCCAGCGACGGGCATACGCCACGCCGATGGCCTGAGCGCCGCAGAGGAAGGCCGGCACAACGGTGCTGGTGTCCCCCAGGGCGGTCAGGGTCGAATAGTCGTAGAGGTCGTGGGCTTCCTTGATGATGACGCCATCCCACAGGAGGTCGCCGCCCTTGAACAGGCGGTTGTTCTCCATCTCGAGCGAGACTTCGCGCTGGGCCGCGGTAATGGTGCTGTCCGTCTTGAGGTCGCGGAACCCGAGCGGGTGGGCGTACATCAGGTAGTAGTGGCGCCCGTTGGCTTCCGACCGGATGGGGCGGATTTTCGGGTTAGCCTGGTTCATCGCCATGAACTTCATCGCGCTGATGTTGGCCGCGGTCAGGCGCTCTGCCGCAGTACCAGCGGTCAGGGTCGCAAGGCCGGCGCTCAGGTCGCCTGAGGAGGCGGCATAGGCGCTGTTGCCGAAGAACACACGATCGGCATTGTCGACGAGCCACGCGTCGAGCGCGGCCTGGTTGCCGGCGAGCCCAACGGCGGCTGCCGTCATCGGGATGCCGTTCATGTCACCCAGCGCCATGGTGATCAGGCGCTCGGTGTCCTTCATCGACCAGTCCTTGAGGGTGAACTTGGCCGCTTCACGAAGTGAGATGGCGGAGAACTGCTCATCGATTTCCGCCACGCGCACCGCATTACGGCGCTTGTCGACGGCAAGCTCGAACGAGCGGGTGCCCAGCTCTTCTTCGTTGCCCTCCATGGTGCCGCGGCCAGTGACCGCGTCCTGGGTGAGCTTGTTGACGAGCGCGAAGTTGACGCGATCGCCCTTCTTCTTGGTCAGATCTTCCTTGACCTGAATGACGTTGTTCTCGTTCGTCCCCATCTCGCCCGCATAGCGGTTCTCGGTGAGGTATTCGGTGAAGAACTGGTCATCCCAGATCTCGGGAGTCAGGTTCGCATTAGCGCGAGTGTCAGCCATTTTGGCTCAACCTTTCATGGAAACACCCGCGACCACGATCAGCCGGCTTTCTTGGGCCGGGTGCGGTCGAAGATGTCATTGAGGGGTGCGGGGCCGGACCAGGCCGGGCCGCTGCGGGTTCCGACATTCGGACGACCAGCGAGGTTGGAAGGCATGACTGCGGAAGATGCGGGGGTGGCTGCTGCTGGCGTCGGTGCAGGCTTTGCGCCCGGATCGATGCCAAGTTCTGCCATCAGCTCAGCGCGAAGCTTTTCGCGCATGGTCTGCTCTTGGACTGCCGGCGAACTCTGGTGCCAACGCACGATGTCGCCAACGGGGTCACGAGACTGGCGCAACTGCGCCTGCACCGCTTTTCCGTCGACCTGACCTGCCTTCACGGCGTCTTCCAACGCTGCTTTGGCTGCTGTCAGCGCGGGTTCACCGAACTTGGTGATCGCCGCGGTTTCCGACACCATGAGACGGGTTTCAAAGAGCTGTTCCTGAATAGGCGTCAGGAGGCTCTGTCCCCATTCTTGGGGATTGTCCCAGAATTCAATCGGCTTCGGCGGCTCTACCGGGGCGGGTGCCGGCTGACGCTGCTGCGCCAATACCGATACCTGGCCTCGGATTTCCGCCAGTTGCTGCTCGAGACGGTCTGCGCGGTCCTGTTCGGTCCGTGCCTTTTCCCTTGCCGCGTGAAGCGCCTGCTGTGGCACCACGCCGCCGCGCTCGTGCGGCTGCTCGGTCCCTTCGACGGTCTGCTGGGCTGACGTATCCGGCTCAGTCGCCTTTGGGGCGAACTTGCCATCTGCGCCGCGCGGCTGGCCTTCGGTCTGCTGCGGTTCAGTGGTTTCAGGTGCCGGGGTTTCGGCAACAGTCTCTTGCTCCTGCACCGGCTCAACGCCGGACAAGATTTCGTCCAAGCCCTTGGTTTCCAAGGTCATACTCCGATGTCGTTGGAAGTTTACGATCGCCCGGAAGACAGCCCGGCGGCGGCGGACACCCGTTGAAGGTCGGCGGCACCTGTCACGAGACGGCGTGACCCCGATCGCCCGTTAACCCCGGCGGCGGGTAGGCACGAAAAAGGCCCGCCGAAGCGAGCCTTGGAAACTTGTGTGCCCCACAGATGATGAGGGGCGCTGGGGAGCTTACTCCTCAGGGGGCAGGAAGATCGTCTCGTTCTCCAGCAGAGCGGCCGGTAGCGTCAGAAGGAATGTGATCATGTCCGGCACTTCTGCCAGATAGGCGGGGTCGTTAACGATCCGAACCGGCGCGACATAGTTGCCGACGAGGGGCACCGCATCGCCAACATCGAAGCCGATAGCGTCCTGGTTGGTATTGATGCCACTGCCGGGGGATGCGCTGTCGATGGCACGGGGGTCTATTGCGCAGTTCTCACCGTTCAGGGCCACGGCGGAACTGCGCTGGGCGGCGGTGAGGACGAAGTAGTTTTGTGTGCTCATTCTACGGAACTCCAACCGCTGTCAGGTACGTGCGAAGTGCAGCCTTGATGGCTGACACATTATCCGCCGTGAGATTGCTTCCGAAGTGGTACACGGCGCACTGGTTGCGCCCAAAGGCGGCTGCTGCGGCAGTTCGGCCAACGCCGAATGCGAAGTTGGTCAGCGTCGTGCTCGCCTCCGTCCCGGAGGAGGTCCCAACTCCATCGTTGTAGTATTCCCGAGCCGCAGCGCCGGACCGGCTCCAAACCTTATGCTTGGCGTAGTCGTCAATGACCGTGACATTTGTGCCAGACTGCGAGCGGAACTGAGTCGAAAGCGCCGATGTGTTGATGATCCGCGCCGGCCCGTTACCGTTATCGAAACTGCTGGCGCCACCATTGTCTAGATCGGTCAGATGCCACGCTCCCATGTGGCAATTATCCTGGACGAACTTTGGCGAAGCCGCAGTAGTCGGGTTGAAACCGGTGTCCAAGTAACTCGTGGACCCATCCGGGGTGTAGCCCCTGTCTACTGTAAAAGTCGGAGCATTGACGGCTACCGCGTTGTACTGGTTGGCAACCCAGTTTTGCCTGGCAGCCTGGCTGTCGGCGCCGGCATACACATAGAACGCGTCGAGCTTCGACCAGACACCCGCGTCTTTGAGCGACTTCACCACATCATTGATTGCGACTTTGCGCTCAGATGTGGGCGGGACGGTGAACCGGGACACCAAAGCAGTTGTCTCGGCCTCGTATACATTGGCCTCCATAGCGGCTGTCAGCAGGCCTGCCCACGCATCGACACCGGCCAGCGAAAGATGGAGGCCGTCGTAGTCGTATTCGGTTTTCAGGTCATCCAGCTCTCCAGTAGAGACCCGCGTCTTGCCCATCTGATCGTGCGATGAAACCAGGATGGCGCCGTTGGCAGCACACCATGCTGCGTAGTTCGTGTTCAGATCCCGCACCGCTGCAGCTTGGGTGTCATTTCCATTTGTCCACGGAAGCACTTCGTCAATGAACAGCCGAGTCCCCGCCGGCATCGCCGCGAGGAAAGTGTCCATGTTCGCTTCGATGTCGACCCATGCGCGGCCTGTACTGACATCGTTCACGCCGCACTGCACAAGCACGGCGTAAGGAGCCTTAGCTGCGATAGCCGACGCCGCTGCCGCCAGTTGGTCCCATTTCTCCGACCCGCGTCCGTAGTTCTGATATTCGAGCGTAGGGACGAGCGCCCGCATCTGGTTGAGCACTTCGGCGGCTGGGGTGCCTGTCGGACCGGTATGCCGCCAGCCATGCCATGGAGTGGCCGAGTTGTGCCCCTCCATACGGCTGTCGCCAGTACCAATGAGGAATGGCGGGATGCCGTTGAAGCGGATATTCAGCGAGAAGTCATCGACTAGCGTCGGCGCCGTGAGCGTACTCAAATCGCCGTCTGAATAGTAGCACGACGATGCTGCGTCAGATGAGATGAACACCTGCGCTCGCGTTGTCGACCCGCCATTGGTGCCAATGATCCATAGGCCTACCCTATCGCCAGGCTGGCACGGGCCGAGCGGCGTTGCTGGGGTAAAAGTCCTTGTACCAGTGCCGGCAGGCGTAAAGGTCTCGGTCTCAGCCACCATATTGTAGTTGCCGCTGCCATCCGGCCGGAATAGCTTGAACTTCCAGCCGTTGGCTGTCCCGACTTGGCTGACTTCCGCGTCTATGGTGCGGATATAGCCGTCCTGCAACATTCCTTCGGTGACATAACCTCCGACAAGGGTGCGCCCGCTGCCAGTGCCGCCGTTCAGGTTGGTAGATTGTGTAAATGTGGTCCGCCCGCCGTAGATAACACGCGTGGCGGCCTGATCAGCGTTCCAACGAGCTATGGCGGCGGCCAAGTCCTGATATCTGCCCCCCACGCCCTGAGACAGGGCGGCAGGCTGCGCCCCAGCCATGCGCATCGACATGTCCATGGCTAGATGCCGTCGCCAATCGTGACGTAGATCGTGGTCGTCTCGCCGCTATTGCAGATTGCCGCGATGTGGGTGACGGCGCTCGTCAGGCGAAACCCTGTCTCGCGGCCTGCTGCCAACGGAATGCCGGTCTGCGTCGCCTTGTCGGCGCCGAGCGTTGCCGTGACGGTCGAACTGCCGAAGGCCACGAAGCATTCATTGGAGCCGTTGTTGAACACACGCACGGTTGCGCCAGTCGGCGGGTTAACGGCACCCGGCAGGGCAACGCTGTCAGTCGTTGCATCAACGTCCAGCCGGGTCGTTAGCCCAGCCGGAGCGAACAGAGTGGTCATGGGTTAATCTCCTATGCCGCGCTGGCGGGTTGAGGCGGAGGGGTTTCGCGCTGGCGTTGAATGTCGAGGCGCTTGCCGATCAGGTCCAATTCCTTGCCGGCGTTGTCGAGCGTCTGCCCGCGCTGCTTGAGCGCCGCATTAGCCTGGTCGGCCTCTGCCTTGGCAGCGATGCCAGCCAGCTTCATCTGGCCTTCGGTCATCCGTGCCTGCGCTTCCATCATCGGGCCGCGCGGGTCTTCGCCCATGCCGAGCTGCTGCGTTTCGACAGTGATCTTCTGCGTCTCGGCAATGGTCTTGTCGATCCCTGCCTTCTTGTCGGCCATCTCGAGCTGTCCGGCCATCTGCTGCATCGGATTGGGCTGCTTCATCTTCTCCAGCAGCGCCTTCTTGTTCTTCAGGTTCGGCGCCGCGGTGATCAACACATCCGGCGGGATCTGAATGCCGGCCTTGGCCAGCTCCACCAACGCCTGCCACTGCTCGAGTGCCGGGGTCACGCTATCCGGGCCCTCATCAATAATGATGTCGCAGTCCAATTCGGCCACGTTCCGCACCACGCCCGACACCATCTCGGCAATCTGCGGGTTCTGCTGGGCCTGCATCTGCACCATGCGCGGGTCGACGTTCACGCCCACCCACTTGATGTTCTGCTCGTCGTCGGTGACCCTGATCCACTTCTCGCCGGTCCAGAACTGCCGAATGCGGCACCAGATGGCGCGGAATGTGCGCTTGTCGAGGTGGCGCAGGTTGTCCAGCAGATCACCCAGAGACACCATGCCGCCCTGCTGGCTGGCGATGATGGCCTTGCCCGATGCTGCGGCGCTGCCCTGCGCCTTGTCGCCCATGGCCGTAGCGTTCGGGCCCTTGAGGTCGATGCTGTTCTTGGCTTCCTGCAGCAGCAGGAATTGAGCCTGCGCTAGATCGGTGCGGGTGTTGAACTGGAAGTTGTCCCCGATCTTGTCGGTGCCTGACAGTACGATCACACCGTCAGGGCGCGCTGCCTCACGGCGGAGCTTCTCCACGTCCTGGCCGGCCAGTCCCATTTCATTGGTGATGATCTGGGCAGTGTTGAGCTGGTGCAGGGCCTTGGAGTTGCGCTTGTTGATGGCATCCTGCAGCGAGATCAGTTCCCGCACGAGGCCAAAGCGGTTGTTCTCACGGTCGACATATGCCGACTGGAAGATCAGCTCGCAGTCGCCCTTGCCCTGGTCGTCCTTGTATGGCGACGGGCCCGACTTGAGGATGCCGCCCTTCGTGAACTCAGCGAAGAACCATTCATCATCACGCTTGATCCAGATGGCCACGACACGAACGCGTTTGCGCTTCTTGTCCGCCCACTGGTTGAACTTCGGCTTGTCGTCGTAGGTGTCCGTCACTGCTACCGAAGAAATGGTAGCATCAAGGATGTCGCCGGCCTCCTCGTTGTCACGATACATCGACAGCGCGTCGTCATAGTCCATCCATTGGACTGTGCCGAGATACGTGGCATCGGAGAAATCCACCTCAGACGAGTGCGGATCCCAGAACATACGATCCCAGGCAATACGACGCAGGCGCACGCACCAGTAGCCGTTCTGGTCCTGCTCTACGGCGACGGCCATGCCGCCGGCGCCCTCGATCAGCAGATTGCGCCAGATGGCCGAGCGCTTGTAATCGAAGTTCTCCTCATCGGCGACGTAGTTGAGTGCCTGGCTGGCGCTGTCTGCGTCCTGCTCATGCATCGGGGTGCGGGGGAGAGCGCGTGGGTTGATGCGCTGCTGCTTCTCCAGACCAACGAGATAGTCGATCTTGGTCTTGATACGGTTGTCGATGTAAGGCGGCTGGCCGCGCTTCTTCAGCGTCTTCAGCTCTTCGGCGGTCAACTGGATGTTATCGTGATAGTCACGGTCACGCTCGGACGCGGCGCGGGCCTGCTGTGTAGCATCCTCCGAGGCTTCGAACATCTGAACCAGTTCGTTGACGGTGATCTTGCCGTCGTTGTCGCGGACTTCCTCCGCCTGTATGGTCATCTGCATCACACTGAGGAACCTCTATGCCGAGAGTATCGAACACCGCGCCGCCGCGCCTGTTGGACGTGGACGTTGGCATGCTGTCGTTCGACCCAAAGGTCGGCGTGCTGAAGATGGAGACGGACGATGGACCGCTTGAATTGGCGATCAATCGGAACGTTGCCGCGCTGCTGGCTGGAACGTTGGTGGATTTTCTAGCCGCTGACGATAGCGACCCAGTGAACGATGAGCCGGCCAACGATCAGTAACTGGCGGGCCGGTTACAAGTTCGTGGATGCGAGCAAGAACCGCGTCGATATTGAGTTCGTTGGACTTGGTCTTGCGGGACACATCCGACAAGGCCTTCTGCACGATGTAGAAAGACCCTTCAGCTTCCTGTTCAAGTAGCCGAATGAGCCGATCGCGGCGTAGCGCCTGGTTCACGTGCCCGTACCGCTACGAGGCCGCTTGCTCATCTGGAACCCTCCTCCAGCATTGCAATCCACCGACGAAGGCGGCTCATCTTCGGAGCAAAGAACTGCGCCGCTCGCGCACGGTCCGAAGCTCGTCTCATGTTGGCCATATAGGACTCGATGGACGCAAGCACCCGGCGATAGAGTGCCAGCCGCTCGTCTGCGGGTAGATAGATTGCGGCCAGCGCAGGCCCGCCTCCGACGCCTGTGAGGCGATCCAGTTCGCTCATACCGTTCTCCAATTCACGCCCTCCTCATCGTCATCGTTGCGCCGGTCGTACCTGTCGCGAACCGGCTTGGTGGTCGGGCGCTGATTGCGTCCGCTGGTCATGCGATCGAGCAACTGACCGACAAGGCCCAGGGCGTCTACTTGGTCGTCATTGCGGCCCGTAGGGAACGTCAGCAGCTCTGACCTGAACCCGGGGTACCAAGGCAACTGGTGTGGAACATGCAGCCCATCAAGCGCCATGCGACCACGGATTGACTGAGCCCTGATCGCCTTGTCACCGCGGGTCGGGAACACCTCTCGGGCAACGAACGCCTTACGCTCTCGCATACGCTTCTCGAGGAACGGCCCAACGCCTGACTTGATCTGGCCGGTTTCTTCAGCCCACCCGAGGGGCTTCCACTCCAGCACGAGGTCGCAGAACGCTTCGACCCACTCGTCCGAAGCCGTCTGCCCTCGCCACAGGTCCAGCAGCCACATGCGGTCTTGCGGGTCGATGCCGACTACCACGTGAACGGTATAGTCGCCACCGTCTGCCGTGACCGCGTAGTCAGACCCGCCGTAGATTTGCATCGTGCTGCGGTCTGGCATCTTGTCGTAAGGCAGCAGCCATGCCGCCTGGAACAGGTCGCCTTCCTCTGGCGCCGGCCGCTGCTGGTACAGGCTGGCCCAGGTGCGCGGCTTCCGCTCGAACTGCGTCCAGTGACTGCGAGGGAACCACTCAGGCCACAGATACTCACCCGGCCGGCGCCCTAGCGGGTCGTCGCTGCGCTCTGCCATTGCCGGCAGGCACACCACTTCCCAATCAGCGTCATCACGGCAGCGGATGATCCCGCTCTCGCCGTCATAACCGATCGGCAGGATTGACCCCGCCAAGTCCTCTTCATGCCAGCGCGTCTGAATGATGATCACCGAGCCGCCCGGCTTGAGACGGGTGCGCACGTCATCGTCAAATGCTTCAATGGTCCGCTTGCGGATCACCTCAGACTCGGCGTCTTGCCGCCCCTTCACGGGGTCATCCACCACAACGAGGTCTGCACGGTTGCCTGTGATGCCCGAGAGCAAGCCGCCCGACATGTACTCGGAGCCGTTCTCAAGCGCCCACTCATCCGCGGCGCTGCTGTCTTGGCTGATCTCGGTGCCAAACAGCGTCTTGTACGCGCCCTGCCTCACGATGCTGCGTGTCCGGCGCCCCAGCTTGCGGGCCAGGTCACTGGCATAGCTGACGCCGATCATGCGGTAGCCCGGTGTCCTGCCCATTACCCAGCTTGGGACAACCACCGAACCGTAGGTGCTCTTGGCGCTGCCGGGAGGCATGAACAGCATCAGCCGGCCGTTTGGCGCTTCGATGCAGCGTTGGCAGGCGTCCAATGCAAGCACGTGGTGCGCTGCAAGGACCGTCTCTGCTCTGCGCTCCGCTTTGTCGCTGTCCTCGTCCTGCGCCTCTACTGGAGCGCCTGGGACTTCGATGTACCGCGCGTACTCAGTTAAGCTTGTGCGGGCTTTCCGGCGGCGCAGCAGTTCGAGCGCTGCGGCCTGCGGCGATGGCCTCAAGCTCTTCATCCGTCATCCTGTTGACCGGGGTCAGTTCGCCTGCGTCGCCCATGTCGGCCGTTGCGGCGAGATCTGGCATGATCTTCTTCAGCAGCCCGAGGCCGGCGCTCACCTGTGTGGCGCTCATGTCTCGCTTACCTTCCACGTGCTCAATAAGCGCGTTGAGGATGTTGCTGTTCTGGATTTTAACCCGGTGCTCGTTCGACATGCGAAAGCCGGGCTGTCTGCCTCGTTCAGCCATGGGGCTCTGCCTGCTCTGGTATAGGGGGATACTGGCGGGCCGGGCGTGCACTAGCGGCTCAACGCTCATACCCGGGGAGAAACTCTATGAGCGGATTATGCTGGCGCTCAGCAGCTCGCCGTACCGGAACGACTTCGAGGATTGAGAGCTACTCGCGCCTCGCACGCTACCGGCTCATTTTTGAGCCAGTGACTTCGTGCCCTGTTCGGTTTGTGTCAACGGCATCGGGCGTCCGCGTTGCCGCCGCTGGCATTCGAAGTTCGCGGCGAAAACAAAAGGCCCCGCAGGAGGTCAAACCACGGGGCCGCAAATCAGTCACACGAAGCGACCGTGCTCTTTTGTCTCCAAATTCACGGCAGATGTCAAGCGCACTTCAGGTTCTGATATCCGAGACGCACAGCCAGCACGTCCACGAGCCCACGAAGCTCCACAGAAGCCCTGCCAATTGCCCTGCCATCAGGCGCCCGGTCACGATAGCGCCAGCGCGCGTAGGCAGTTGGACCATGGTCGCCGATGATGACGAACTCAAGCCGGCGCATGTCATCGCGGCCGAAGTGGTTGAACAGCCGATTGTAGGCCGAGCGTGCATCTGCCCCGATCTCAATCACCGACTCCGGGTTGATGCCGCCGCCATCGACGGGCTCGCGAGATGGATCTACTGCCTTTGCCCCGCCAACCTGGCTGCGCTCATAGATGGCCTTAAACCGGGCCGCAGCCTTTTCCTGTGCTTCGGTACCATGGAAGCGGCAGAACCCGCCCATGAGCGTCCTGCGGTCAAGCGCGACCCGTTCGCGGCCCGCCTGCGGGATACCAGCCTCCAGCTCGTGCAGTGTCTGCGCCCATGTCTTTAGTGGCGCCTCCACCCATACCCCGCGAATGTCAGGGCCGATCTCGGTCTGTCGTTCCTTGGTCTTTGGCTTACCCATCGTATTGCGCCCCTGGGTTGGTGGATGTGCTAGTCTAGGTGGTTGGCCTGAGTTTGTTTCTCAGCTCGAACAGGTCCCGGAGTGGCCGAGGTTTGGCGCGGTAGGCGCTGCGACCGACGCGGCCCGGAGTGTAGTCAAACTCCAGCGGGACGATGGCCTTGAGACGCGAGGGACGTTTGTACGGACCTTTGATCTTCGGTGTCTCCGTCATTCCTTGTTCCCTTTGGAGGGGAGGTGGGCGATGTAGGACCGGTAGTCGTTATTTACGTCCCACAACCGTGCCGCGCTAATTGCTCGATCCGCCATCGCCCGGTAGTGCATCTTGTCGCGAAACCAGAGCGTTGAGATATTCGGCAGGCGGTCCCAGCTTTTCCCATCGGCGCGGCACAGTTGCCTCGCCACATATT